AATCTCCCAGTAGCAGATGAGGTCGTTGGTCTTGCCCGTCCGCTTCTTGTGTTCGTAGCCACGGTCGCCCTGGTCGGCCCGGGAGGAGTAGGACTCAATATGGCCCTTGAGATCCTCCCGAGACAGGCCGAACTTGGCAGCCACTTCGTCAATCGGCTGCACCCGCTTGCGGGCCGCCCAGCGGATGTCCTCAAACTCGTCCGCGTCGGGATCCCACACAAGGTTGTCGATGGAATCAAAGAACGAACCGGCAAACTTCACCGTGGCCCCGGGCGGCTGGTACAGCTCATGCCACCACACACCCGCGCCTTTGATGAACGCCTCGTCTACCACCTTGCGGGTGTGGCGCTTCAGGTCCAACTCATTGGGCGTGTAGTTGAGGTAGTCCTGGAGCAACTGAGCGATGAGCTTGCGGCGCTCATACATGAAGCCCTGCTGCTGGACGGCCTGCTCATAGGCCATCATCATCGGGTCCGGCATCATCACCGGCTGGCCGTCCGGCCCCATGACAGGTTGCCCATCGGGGCCCATCTGCGGGACCGGGGGCTGCGGCTGTATGCCCAGGAGCGCCGGCCCGATCACAGGATACTCCTTGGGCGTCACCGTCCGCTGCGGGTTGCGGTGGTGGATGACTGACCCAAAGAGCGTTACAGCCTCAAAAACACGGTTCACCACCATGCGAAACGGCGGCGGATCGATGCCCTTGTTGTAGCCACGCTCCCCACGCGCATGCTCGTTGGCCCACATGGCGTTGGGGTCCGACGAGTAGAAGCCCATGGCCTCCTTGGCGTCATCGGAGAAGACCTTCTTGTGCTTCTCGGCTTGCCGGATGCACTCCAGCCAGCGCTTGGCTATGGGGCGCAGAGGGTTTTCTTCGGACATGGCGGCTCCTACTGACTAATGCCCTTATTTGGCCTTCTTGGGCTCCAGGACAGCCAGCTTCTTTTCCAGGAGCGAAACCCGCTCGGAAAGCAGGGCAATCTTCGGATCCTTGGGCCGGTGGTCCCAGAAGCCGTACCGCTTCCACTCGGGGAACTCTTGGACCCCCTCATCGGTGACGTGGTGGACCGAGGGCTTCACCACCACCCCCAGCTCGCCGGCCATGGCAAACAGGGTCAGCGTGCGGGCCGACGCCTTGCAGACGATGGCCGGGACGGCCGGGGCACCCTCATGTGGCATGAACAAGACAATCTCGCCAACTTCCGCCTTCGGCATCTCATAACTCATCGCTTAATACTCCCATTGGGGGCTAGGAAAATGCACGGGTCTTCGGACTTCCGCTGTCTCTTCAAACGGTCGGCTCGCCACTTCACCCACCACGGCTCGGGGCCGACCTGCGACGGCGGCTTGTGGTAGCGGGGCTCATAGGCGCAGAGGTATTCGGCGGTCTGACAGGCGTGGACCTCGCCGCGTGTCTGCGGCTCGTCGGTCACGTAGACCTGCCCATTGACCGTGGTGGTCTTCTTGCGGTAGCGCTTCAACTCGCGGACGAGGTTTGGGCAGCCGCCCTCCAGTATCCGAAAGCGCGTGGTGCCGTCACCGCGGATGTGCATCATCTGCCGCACCATGGCCGTGCGGGCCGGGATGTCGTCCGACCCAGGCAGGAACTGATGGCCCGTGAGGGCGAAGCGGTAGTTGCGCTTCTTCAGTTCCTCGGAGTACAGCTCATGGGGCAATCGACCCGACCCAAGGTCACGCAGGGCTCCGCCGTGCATGTCCATGATGGCGGCGTAGATGTACTGGTGCTGGGCCTTGGAAAAGAACTGCTCGCCCCAGATGAGTGCGTTGCAGTTGCGGATGTACAGCTCGTCATAGAAGAGAATGAACTTCTCGTCCGGCGGGACCGCGGCAAACAACGTGGCCATCACCGCATGTCCGGGGTCAATCGCCACGTACCGCGTCCACTCAGGCGGGATCTGGCCGTCCGGCAAGTCCGACCTGTTCATCATGTGGACCGACGCATTGAACGTCGGATACATGAGCGTGGAGCCGGTGGTGAACTCTCCCTCGGCCCGCATCTTCAGTTCGTCCTGGCCGAGCGCCGCCCACCGCTCTAGGTTCTTCTTCTTCTCCTCTTGGTCGATGTGGTCGTTGTCCAGGAAGCGGAGAACGAACTTCTTAATGATGGGGGTTTCGACGCCATCTTCTTCAGCCTTGTCGGCCCGCTCGCACAGACCAAGAAGCGCATCATTCTTGGACCACGGCATGGCCGACCAGACAAAGCGCCCCTTGCGATCCGAGAGGCGGGCCTGCATTTCGCCCACCCACCGCTCGTTGTTTATGTCCTCATCGATATGGACAAGGTCAGCCTGGAAGCCCTGCGGAGGCTCGCCCTCAGAGGAGAAGCAGTAGATCGTCCAGCCGTTGGTCAACTCAGCCTTGTTGAGGTAGCCGGCGTTCTTCTGCGTCCACGCCATGTCTTTGATCATCCGAGGAGGGATCAGCGGAGGGGCTGGCTTGGACTCACTCTTGCGGGCCGCGTCCTTGGATGGGTTGAAGGCCCGCCATGCGCCAGTCACCTCATCACGGATGATGCGGAACGCCCCGGCCTTAAACAGCATCGGATACACCACCATCCCGATGTGCTGCCAGTTCTTGCCGATGATTACTAAGTTGCCGTTTTCTCTTGGGTACTTGCCATGAGGATCCTGCCCCGTGGCCGCGCGGGCATCCTCAATGAACGTGCAGGCGCTCTTGCCGCTGCGGTTGCCTCCGATCACCAGCCGCTCACTTGCCATGCACCCGTGGAAATCCTCTTGCTTTGGCATGGGAACCCATAATCGCAGGGCCTCCAGACGGCGCTCTGTGAGCGCGGCCTGGACATCCTTCATCTGCGTCAGGGCGTGCTGCGTCAGCCCGCCTATTGGGCCTTCAGCCTTCGGCGGAGGCGGAATCTTCGGATGCTTTCGCACGCTCGTTCATCTGCTGGATGGTGGGCGAAGACCATTCGCCACAGTGGTCAGTCGGGGACACGGTTGGGAAGTTCACCACCGGGGGCATCCGGTGGCAGCGGAGCCACTCCGGCATCGATGTGGTGATCGACCAACGGCAGGTTCGGCACAGTCTTTCCATCAATCACCTCAACCTTCTGTATGTTCATGGCGGCCTCCAAGACCTGTCGTCTCAGCTCGGCCTCCAGTTCCTCTTCGCTCATCAACTCCAGCGGCTTCTTGGCCCCGCCCATGGCCGTGTTGCCAACCACCAGTCGCATCACGGAGTCCAGCATCTTGGTGCGGAATGCTCCACCGGCAGGTGAGTCGTAAAGTTGCTTCATAAACATATTGGCGTAGCCGCGCACGCCACCGAAGTACTCCATGAGGATCTCAAGGAGTTCGGACGAGTGCGGGATGTTCGCCCCGCCCAGGCGGGAGGCTTTGATGAAGGAGTCGACGGCCGCCTTCTCCATCCGCCCCAGCCGCTTGTCCCGCACCTGCTTGCGCTCGCCCTTGAGCTTCTTGTTGCGGCAGTCCCGGCAACGAGCGTGCAGTCCATCCTTGGACTTGTGGAAATGCTCGGTGGTTGCGGGATACGAATGCCCGCAGTCTACGCACGCCTTATACGTTGACACTCTTCAGCCACTTCGGCTCCGGGATGTCCACTAGGCGCGTGTTGGGATCCACCTTGGCCTCCCACCAGCCCTTGAGTTTCTCGCTGATGCCGGATGCCGAGATGACCTGGGGCTTGCTCACACACTTGGGCTTCCAATGCCCTGCCCAAGCATCCCAGTTGCAGAACACGGGGTTGTATCCCAGCCTTTGCGTTCCGACCAAGGAGAGATCCCGCGTCTGCGTCACGTCCTCGGTGGAGGCTTTGTCGGCGTGATACTTGTCCTTCCACTCATAGTAAAACCACGGCTTGTCGCTCTCGGTCTTGGGCTCTGTGAGGGAGAAGCACCGCATGTCGTACATGATCAGGCCGGTTGGAAGGGCAGCGCACTCTTGGATGCCGGCCAGTTTCACTGCGGTGTGCCGGTCGTACATCTCCAACTGGAAGTCCGGGTTCGGGTTTTCGCTGGCCCAGTTGTTCCAGCGGAAGACATACACGTTCTCCATCGGGGGAGGCCCGCAGTACGGTGCCCCGATGCACACCGGCCCCTTGGCGTAGTGGTTGACCAGGAAGTCGAAGCTGCTCTTAAAGAACGGCTGCGACCCAGGCTGCCCGCCCAGAATGTCGGGCTTCATGTCGCTGTCCACCATGACCAAGACATCAACCCCGTAGTCCCGTGCCATGAGGACGGCCCGGTTGCGTGTCATGGTGATCGGGGTATCGGCGAGGTTCCAGATTCGGATGCCGCCGATGCGCTCGTCCTTGTGGGCCTCAAGGACGGTGGGAATCATCCACTCCCGAATGTCCGGCACTTCGGAGGAGATTCCGCCGTTACCGCCGTAAGAGAACGTAACGATGCCGACCTGGAACTTCTGCTGCATATGTCACCTCGGGGGGTAGGTGGACAAGTTTACACTATTACGCGACGGCCCGCAACTAGTACATCTTCTGCATCATGCCGTACACCTGCCGATTGGCAGGCGTCATGCCGCGCATCCAAGACTTGTTGGCTGGCGATGCAATGTTCGCGGCGTGCTGCTGGCCCCAAGACTGGGCTGGCCCAGATGGCCGATTACCGCCCATAACGCGGCCTGGGCTGGCTATCGGGCCTCCGGTCCACGGACCCGTGAATTGATTCTTAGGAGCCGGAGCAGGGTTGCGCGGCATGGCCTGCGGCTGGCCTTGGCGCCATGCGTCGTATGCCCTTGCCTCCGCCTGATAGCCAAACATGGATCCATCGGATGACTGACCTACGACGGCCAACCGGGGACCAGACCCGACGCCCTGCTGATACTGACGATACGCATCGCTCTGCCGCCAATCGTCTACGCGGCTCCCGGGCGGCTGCGCCATCCCAGGCGTGGCTGGCGTAACGCCATACGGCGTGCCCTGCGACTGCGGCTGCGTTGGTTGAGCCATGCCAGGACGAAACGTGGATGGGATGGGGACGTTCTGGTACGGGTTCTGCCAGCCCTGATCGACCATGTTCCCGGCCTGTCGCCACATGTCATTGGGGCTGAACTGCGGCGTAGCCCCCGGGACACCGCTCGTCCCTGCGCCACCCATGTATCGACCGGCTTGGTCGTTGGCAGTCTGAATGAAGGCGTCCCTCTGCCGATAGAACTGATTTGGGTCCATCTGGCCCCACGGCGTATTCATGGTCTGCATGAACTGCGGGTTCCGATACGCCCCGGAGTCGATGTCGATCAGCCCTCGGCCTCCAGAAGACCCGCGGTACAGTGGGTTGGGCTGCATGGTGTCCGTGTACCGCATCTGCGACAAATCAGCGCCTTGGGCGTACATCAGCTTTCCTCCACTATGTCATCAACCCCAGTGCCGGTGTCTTGCAGCATCCGCAGCCGGAGCATGTCCAGATACGGGTTCTCGCCGCGCACCTCGGCTATGAGCTGACGCAGGTATTCCAGGTTTTGAATGGCCGGATCGTTCATTCCAGTTTCCAGAAAATGGAAAAGCCTCTGACCAAGTTGCCCTGGTCAGAGGCCCCCCCTAGCCCCAAACAGGGCATAAATCAATGGTTGGTGCTGATGAGCGCCAGGACGCTGGAGCCGGTGGTGGCACCGACACTGCACGCCCGACCGATCACGCCCAGGCTGTTGTTACCAGCAGCCGTGGTGGCGGCACCAACGGACGACGGCGTCACGCGGCCGGCAGTCGTCGCACCAGCCGTGACGGCCGTGATGCAAGACAGACGGTCACCAACAGCCACGTCCGCACCCGAGAGAGCAACGGCGACTTCGGTCGGCCCGGCCACGGTGAGCCAGAACACGTCCTTGTCAGCCACGCCCGCAGCAGGCAGGTACTCGTCCACCACGCCGACCCGCTCCTCGTTGGTCACGGCCGAATAGCCGTCAACGTGAGCGAAGGGCGCCACACCAGCGGTGTCGATGTCGAAGCGAGCGACCCGCTTCGGGAGCAGAGCAGCCCCCGAGACGTTCCGCACCGCCACGCACGTCTTCACCCGGTTCGACCGGACCTTGCCGGTGGTGGGATCAACGTCGGGGAAGTGCTTGACAGCACCGACCCAGTTCTTGCCATCGTCGTTGGACGAGACGCCGAGCGTCTGACCAAGGGCGAACGGCGGATCAACAAGCAGACTCATGTTTCACTTTCTCCTTGGTTTCAGACGTAGAGCTTGAAGAAGTTACGCGGGCTCTTGAACTTCAGGTTGCCCAGCGTCGACACCACGTAGCGGTACTGCTGCGTGATTTCGTCGTAGAACGGACCCTCGGAGGTCATCAACTGACCCTCCATGCAGAGAAGCTCAATGTTCCCGACCGCAAGACCGTAGCCCGTGCCAGCCGGAACACTCACCTCGCTGCCGACCTCCACGCCGTCGAACTCAAACACGTCCGTGAAGCCGTAGCTCCGCAGGCCGTTGGTCCGGCTGACGATGACACGCTCCTTGGAATCCAGCGTGTTGAGGAAGTCGATGTACAGCCGCCGGTCCAGGAGAACCATGTCGATCTGGTCTTCCTTGGTGTCGTTCCGGCGGGTCTGATGGATCGCCTCACGCAGAGCCTTGGCACAGTTGTCCTTCCACGTCGACGCACCGAAGTAGGAGCTGTCGGCGTTGACGATCACCGGGCTGAAGAAATCAAACTCGGCATCGACATCGCCGTCCGGCCACGTCGCCGACGCATCGCCCGATCCGCCGTACGCACCAAGGACGGTCGAAAGACCGGCGTAGGTGTCGCTTGGGTAGTAGAAGCGATCCGCCGTGTTGGCCGAGCGGGCCGTGGCACCAGCAGCACCTTCCTGAATCGTCTGGGTCGCACCCATGAACGACTCAATGCCGTGGAACCGCAGCTCGTTGCCGGTCGCGTAGCCGTCCTGCACCCACTCACGGGCCAG